AAAAGTGGTGGACTTCATATTTATATATTTACAAAAGAAAAAGTACCTGCAACATTAATAAGAGAAGTATTACAAAATTTATTATTTTTGTTCGGTCTGTCATCAAAGACAGAAATATATCCTAAACAAACTAAATTAGGTAAGAATCAAAATGGAGAGAAGACTGTAGGTAGTTTTATAAACTTACCATACTTTAAGACAACAGAACGTAGAGCTCTTAAACCTGATGGTAGTCACATCGAATACAAAGACTTTTTAGAAGTCGTCAAAGTTAATTTACAAACAAAAGATTCCTTAAAAGAACTAATAAATAAAAAAGTAAATGATGAACTTACTGGTGGACCAGATGATTTGAAAGATGGACCACCATGCCTCCAGGTTATCTGCAAACAGATACAGGAATCAGGCACCAAACTAAAAGATGAAAGAGATAGATTTTTATTTAATTACATGGTGTTCGCTAAAAAGAAATATCCAGAGTCTTGGGACAAAAAAGTATTACAGGCAGCAAGAGATTTTATACAGTATGATGAGATATGGGGAGATGAAAAAGTAAAAGACAAAATAAAATTTTGGAAAAAAGATACAGCCGGTCATACTTGTTATGACTTACCTATCTCTGCATATTGTGCAAAAGGTGTATGTATTAAAAGAAAATTTGGTATAGGAAGTAACAGAGATACTCATTGGCCACAGTTATCAAATCTAATTAAAATTACTTACAGACCAGAACCAGAATATTTTTTTGATGTGGAATTAGGTAACAATGATGTAGTCCAGGTGCACGCTAAAAACATAAGTCGTATGGATGAAGTAAAACAAATGCGTAAACTGGTAGCTGATAGCACAAGTATCTTTCCACCAATAATAAAACAAAACGAATTTCAAAAAATACTAGAGGGATTGTGGGCAACTAAAAAAGATATGCCACCACCTATAGGAACTAATCCTATAGAAATATTAAAAGAAGCTTTAATAGAATATGTTAATGGACCAGAGGCAACAACTAACACTGCATTTGAAAGTGGCTCAGTTTTGATAGAAGAAGATCATTACTATTTTATATTTCAAAAATTTTATGAAGAATTAAAACGAGGAGACTGGACACAAAAAAGAGATAGGACAGCTCACTTGATTCGCCAACACTTTAAGGGAGACTTTGATTGTAAGAAAAGATTTCCCAAAGGCGATAACAAAGAATCTTTTCCGCAACTTAGAGTATTAAAACTACCTATAGAAGGATTAGAGAAAGAAGAAACACCAGACGAAAAAGTAGAAATAGAAGATAAAAAGGAGATAGTATGACGAAAAAAATACCAAGTGTATGTGTATCATTACCTGCGTACGATCAAATGCATGTAGATACTTGTTTATCATTATTAAAATTATTTGATAAATTTACACAAGCAAATATAAAAACAACGGTTAATACTTTTAAATGTCCATACATTGGGTATGGTAGAAATATATTAACAGCATTGTTTTTAGAATCAGGTTTTGATTATCAGTTGTTTGTTGATGCTGATGTAGCATTTGAACCAGATGTGGTAGGACGAATGATAATGGCTGAAAAAGATTTTATATGTTGTCCATACAGAAAGAAAACACAAGACAACTCTGTAAAGTATTCTGTAAATTTTGAAGATTACAAAAATATAAACATAGATAAAAAAGGTATTACAGAAATAAAAAGAGGACCCGCAGGTTTAACCATGATTCACAGAAGAGTTTACGAGCAACTCATGGCTAAACATCCAGACTTACATATAAAAAATTACAGTGCCATATCTGAAGACGCAGCAAAGTATCTTTATAATTTTTGGGAAACAGAATTTAAGGACGGCATTTGGATAGGTGAAGATGTAAAATTTTGTGATTTAGCAAGTGAAGCTGGATTTAAATTTCATGCCATTGTAGATGGAGAAACAACTCACTACGGAACTATGGGTTACAAAGGGAAATTAGTAGACACGTTTCAAAAATCAAATGGCAAAGCTGACTAAAATTTTTGGTCCACCTGGCACAGGTAAGACTTACAGATTACTTCAAAGGGTGAAAGCATATGTTCGAACTGGTACTCCATATCACCAGATTGGATACTTTGCTTTTACTAAAAAAGCCTCTGGGGTAGCGCGTGATAGGGTGGGAGTATCGGAAAAACAAGTCCCTTACTTCCAAACTATCCATGCGTTTTGTTTTCATCTTCTGAGTATGAACGAAGAACAGATTATGCAACCATATAATTACGAAGAGATTGGGAAGCTTTTAGGTATTAGAGTAAACTATTCTGATAAATACAATGAAGAACAAACACATTACCTTACTTGCAACAATCCATATTTTCAAATGATAGGCAAAGCTATCAACTTAGATATAGATATAAAAGAATTGTTTAATAAAAACGAGCATGACAGAAAAATTATTAGTTGGGGTCCTTTAAAAAATATAGCCACCACTTTAAAAGAATATAAAAGAATAAATGAAATAATGGATTTTAATGATTTAATTAAAACTTTAATAGAAAGACAAGACAAGATTCCAAAACTTAAAGCTATATTTATTGATGAAGCACAAGACCTATCTCCATTACAATGGAAGTTAGTTGATATATTAAAAACTAAAACTGATCATTTATATTTAGCTGGTGATGATGATCAAGCTATTTATGCATGGGCTGGGGCGGATGTTAATAGATTTATTACTGAACCTGGTAGAGAAATAATTTTAAAACATTCAAGACGTATATCAAAAGCTGTACAACAACAATCAGAAATACCCATTAGCCGTATATCAGGCATCAGGAAACATAAAAAATATTTACCAAGACCTGTAGAAGGATCAGCACAACATATAAATAATTTAGGCCAAGTTAATTTAAAAGAAGGTAATTGGTTAATTTTATCTAGAACTAAAAGTAATTTACTTACAATCATGGAAGAACTTAGGCGTAAAAATTTGTATTATCAAAGTAACAAAGGTAAAAGTTTTATAGTTGGAATTTATAATGCTGCTGTTGCGTATACCAAATGGAAAACTGAAGAAACATTAGAGCCTTCAGAGATAAATGACATAAGAGATTATATACCTGATTCTAAATTTTGGAATAAAGATAAAGAGTGGTATGATGTATTTACTGCAGCTCCACATAAAGAAGTTTTATACATTAGAAATATGTTAGCAGATGGAGAAAAATTAAGTGGTAAAGCACGAATATTTGTTTCAACAATTCACGCAGCAAAAGGTGGTGAAGAAGATAATGTAATTTTATCTTTACATCAAAGCAGTAAAGTTCAAAAAGGAATCAAACAAAGTATTGACAAACAAGATGAGGAGCATAGAGTGTGGTATGTGGGCATTTCTAGAGCAAGAAATAATCTATATAAATTAAAAGCTAAAAAAGTAATAAAGGAATATAAACTATGACCAACAAAGATATGTTTAAAGGAACAACGTATGATGCTTTGGAAAAGCAGGTGGGTGGAAAACACTATCGCCATATGAAAATTCAACCTGCAGAATTTATTAATGAAAATAAATTATTGTTTGCAGAGGGTAATGCTATAAAATATATTTGTAGACATCAATCAAAAGGAAAAGCACAAGACATAGAAAAAGCAATACATTATTTAGAAATGATATTAGAAAGAGATTATTCTTAAGATGGAAAGAATAGGTCATAATAAAATATTAAATAGTCATGGAGAATGGTTAAAAAATAATGGTTATTACAAAGAAGCTGAGGAATGTTTTGAACAAGCAAAAAAATATACTGACCTACGTCAGTTAAATGGAAGGAAAAACTATGAAGCTACCAAGCTACATGCAAGCTCAAACAGAATGGGTGATGCATACAGAGTACCCAGATCTACGTGATCACGATGAGATTGCAATTGACTTGGAAACAAAAGACACGGAATTAAAATCATTAGGATCAGGTTCAGTTGTAGGAAGAGGAGAAGTTGTAGGAATTGCAGTGGCTGTTCAAAATGGGTCTTGGTATTTTCCTATTGCTCATGCTACCGGTCCTAACTCTGATCGAGATAAAACTTTAGAATGGTTTAAAGATATTTTAAGTTGTCCGGCTACAAAAATTTTTCATAACGCAATGTATGACGTATGTTGGATACGAAAATTAGGCTTAAATATCAATGGTTTAGTGGTTGATACTATGGTTGCATGTTCACTCCTAGACGAAAATAGATTTTCATACACACTCAATACTTTGTCTTGGCATTTTTTAAACAAAGGTAAAAATGAAAAAGCACTTACTGAAGCGGCAAAGTCAAGAGGACTAGATGCAAAGGCTGACATGTGGCAACTACCTGCCAGTGAGGTAGGAGCGTACGCAGAAAAAGATGCAGAGTTAACTTTTGAACTTTGGCAGCATGTAAAAAAATTAATTATTGAAGAAGATATACAAGATATTTTTAATCTTGAGACAGATCTTTTTCCTTGTCTAGTTGATATGCGTTTCCTAGGGGTGCGGGTAGACGTTGAAGCAGCCAATCAATTAAAAAAAGAATTAACCACCAGAGAAGAATTATTGTTACACCAAGTGCAAAAAGAAACAGGAATAGATACTCAGATATGGGCAGCCAGATCGATTGCACAAGTTTTTGATAAGTTAAAATTGCCTTACGATAAAACCGAGAAAACACAGTCACCTTCATTTACAAAAAATTTCCTTTCTAATCATCCTCACCCTATAGTTAAGATGATAGCACAAGCAAGAAAATTAAACAAGGTTAATACAACATTTATAGATACAATATTAAAACACGAACATTGTGGTAGAATACATGCGGAGATAAATCAAATTAGATCTGATGACGGTGGTACAGTAACTGGTAGATTTAGTTATGCTAATCCAAATCTACAACAAATACCTGCAAGAGATCCAGATACAGGTCCTTTGATTAGAAGTTTATTTATACCGGAAGAAGGTATGAAGTGGGGATGTTTTGATTACTCGCAACAAGAGCCAAGACTTGTTGCA